ATTTGGCTCGTAAATTTTACATTGTTAAAGTTATCGATAGAGATAATGAGGGGGATGGAGTTAAATTTTGGAGATTTAAATCTAACTACAAGAATGAAGGTATCTACGACAAAATCATCCCTATCTACAGAAATAAAGGTGATATTGCTGACCCTGAAAAAGGTAGAGACCTTATCTTAGAATTAACTAAGGCTAAGACTCCAAAGGGAGCTGTTTATACAGTAATTCAAACGGTTATGTATGATGATGCAGCACCAATTCACGAAGATTCAAAACTTGCTGAAAGTTGGATTAACGATGAATTAACTTGGGAAGATGTTTACTCTAAAAAACCAGTTGAGTACTTAGAATCTATTGCAAGAGGTGAAACTCCAAAATGGAATTCTGATAAAGGTGGTTATGATTATGGTAACTCTGATGAGTCTGAAGTATCGTTTGGTGGTTCTAAACCATCTGCACCAATTGACCCACAAGCGGGAGATGAAGAGGATAATGATATGCCTTTCTAATCAAATAATTTAGACATATAGTTAGGACACTAAGATATACTTGGTGTCCTACTTGTCTAAAAAAAATAACAAATTAAACTAATTAGAAATATGGCGATTAAAAAGAAAACATTCTCGTTAGAGGATATAAAGGGTAAATTCTCTACAAAAACAAAATACAAACCTGAAAGCTTCTATAACTGCGGTGAAGCTTTTATGGATGCTTGTGGTTTACCCGGACCTGTAATGGGGGGTATCAATATGATGTTAGGTCATTCAAATACTTCAAAAACAACAGCTATGATATTAGCGGCGGCTGATGCTCAGAAAAAAGGACATTTACCGGTGTTTATTATAACGGAAAAAAAATGGTCTTGGGAACACTCGGTTGAATTGGGGTTACAAGCGGAACAAAATGAAAATGGTGAGTGGGACGGTCATTTTATTTTTAACGATTCTTTTGAAACAATAGAACAGGCGACTGATTTTATGAATGATATATTAGATGCTCAAGAAAAAGGTGAATTACCGTATAATGTTGCTTTTTTCTTTGATAGTATTGGTAGTATTCCCTGTCAAATGACTTTTGAAGGTAAGGGGGGGTCTATGCACAATGCTAGAGTACTATCAGAAAGAATAGGTATGGGGTTACATTCAAGAATAACAAAATCAAAAAAAGAGGATTATCCTTATTACAATACTTTAGTTGTAATTGTACAACCTTGGGTTGAATTGCCGGACTCACCATTTGGTCAGCCTTCTATTAAACCTAAAGGCGGTGAGGCGTTATATTTGGCATCTTCTTTAGTATTTTTATTTGGTAACCAAAAAAATGCTGGAGTTAATCATATAACCGCAACTAAAAATGGTAGAACCGTATCTTATGCTGTTAGAACAAAAGTATCAATATTAAAAAATCACGTAAATGGTATTGCGTTTAAGGATGGGAAAATTATTGCGGTTCCTCAAGGATATATTGCGGATACAAAAGAGGCGTTAGATAAATATAAAAAACAATATTCTAGTTATTGGGGTGCGATACTTAGTGGTACCGGTGAATTGATATTAGATGAAAATAGTGAAGACGATTCTGACGATTAAAAAAATTGATACTATTACTACTTTTAAGTATTTTTAAGATATTTATATAATATGGGAAGACATAAGATTGATGAAGATAAAAAAAAGGTAAAAGTTTCGGTTGCGATTGACCCTGAATTACCTCAATACTTTAAGGATAAATCTATAAATTTATCTTCCCTTGTTAATAAATTATTAAAAGAATATATTAAAAATGGAAACTAAAGTTTGTAGTAAATGTAATGTTGAAAAACAAATAACCGATTTTTATAAAAAAAATAATTATTGTAAAATTTGTCATTTAGAAAAAAAACAAAATTGGAGAAAAAATAATCCCGAAGAATATAAAAAACAAAACAAAAATTATTGGGAGAGAACTAAAGATGTTCAATCACAAAAAAAGAAAGTTTGGATTAAAAATAATCGGGAAAAGTATAATAGTTATTGGACAAATAGAAAAAATATAGACCCAGAATTCAAACTACTAATGAATATGAGGTCTAGATTATGTGGTTATTTAAAGAAACTTAACATAACCAAAACTAACAAAACTTTTGATATTGTGGGTTGTTCTCCCCAATTTTTAAAAGAACATTTAGAAACCCAATTTACTGATGGTATGAGTTGGGATAACAGGAGTGAGTGGCATATTGACCACATCATTCCATTATCATCGGCAAAAACAGAAGACGAACTTTATAAGTTGTGTCATTATGAAAATCTTCAACCATTATGGGCTGAGGATAATTTGAAAAAGAGTAACAAAATTTTATAGTAACGAATACAAACAAAACAAGTGACTAAAACACTATTAGTGGATGGAAACAATCTACTTAAGATTGGGTTTTGCGGGGTTAAAGACTTTTACCACAACGGAAAACACATAGGAGGATTATGGCATTTTATCAATACAATTAGACGTTTTATAGACGAACAAAATTTTGATAAGGTTGTTGTTATGTGGGATGGTGATAATAATTCATCCGCCCGAAAACTTATTTACCCCCAATATAAAGAAAAACGACGTATAACCGAAGATTTCAAAGATGAATCTTTTGAAGAACAGAAAGAGAGAATCAAACAATACTTGGAGGAATGTTATATAAGACAAATCAACGTAGATAATAACGAAGGCGACGATTTGATTGCTTACTACTGCCAAATCTCGGAAAACGAACAAAAGACTATCTATTCGGGGGATAAAGACCTTACCCAACTTATATCGGATAAGGTATCGGTATATTATCCAAGAACCAAAGAGACTTATCATTTAGGAAGTAAAATCAAATGTGATTTTTACGAATTTCCCCACGAAAACATCAGGACTTATAAAATTCTATCTGGAGATAAATCGGACAATATTGACGGTATTTCAGGGTTGGGTGAGAAAACTCTTATAAAGTTTTTTCCTGAGCTACTTGAAAAAACCGTTTCTATTACCGATATTTTAGAAAAGGCTGAAATTCTACTAAAGGAAAACAAGGGTAATAAGACATTACAAAATCTTTTATCCGGAAAAACTAAAAGTGGTGTGTATGGTGATGAGTTTTTTGTTATTAACGAAAAAATTATAAATTTATCAAACCCATTAATTACTGATGGTGCTAAAGAACTTGTTGAATTATATTATAAAGAAACCTTAGACCCTGATGGAAGGGGTCATAGGGGACTTATTAAAATGATGATGGAAGATGGGTTTTTTAAGTATCTACCGAAGGGGGATGACGCGTGGGTTAATTTTGTTAGACCCTTTTTAAAACTAACAAGAAAAGAAAAAAGAAATTATAAAAACAATTAATTAAAACTATGAAAGACCAAGATTCGGTAAAATTAGAATTCTTAATGATGGTAAATGATAACATCATTGTGCAGAGATTTTTTAACGTAAGAGAGTTCAATAATGAGGGAAAAAACTCGTTAGAACTTTATGACTTACTTCGTGAATTTAAAGACGATATTCAAACTCAATTGTCGTTGAAAACCGTAACGTATATGACGGATAATATGTACGAAATTGTGAACAATCCTGCTATTTTGGAAACGTCTTATACTGACGGTCCGGAGTACTTCAACATCTTCATCAAACAAAATGATGTGACAATTTGTCATAGACAGGTGGATGCTAAAGTATACCCTCCAAAGATAAGATATACTGTGGATGTACGCCCACACCTAAAAAACCTATTAATGAATTTAACTGACATTTTTTCGTCAAAAGATTTAACAAAAAAATATCTAGAAGTTAACCTAAGTGTATAGTATTTATTAATACACTAAAAGAAAAATATATGGCGTCAAACAAAAATTTTGAGTATCTAGGTAGTACATTTCAGATACAATTATTAAACCAAATCATTATCGATAAAGACTTCTCAAGGTCAATTATAGATGTGATTGAAACAAGTTATTTTGAGAATAAATATTTCAAATTAATCATTCAAATGATTAAAGAGTATTACACAAAATACGAACACACACCAACCTTTGACACCTTAGAACAAATCACAAAATCTGAGATACAACAACCTCTGGCGGCAAAAATCATTATTGATACCCTTACAAAAGTTAAGGAGTCCACGTTAGAAGGTGCTGAGTTTGTACAAGAAAAATCTATGAAATTTTGTAAACAACAAGAGTTACAAAAAGTAATGGTTAAAGCTCAAAAAATCATCGATACTGGTGAGTTTGAAAGTTATGATACATTAGAGGAAATGGTTAGTAAGGCATTACAAGTAGGGGAACACGATAAGGGAACTGAAAGTGTTTTTAGTAACTTAGATGATGTTTTAAACGAAGATTATCGTCATCCGATACCGATGGGTATTCCGGGTATAGATAGACTTTTAAAAGGTGGGTTGGCTAAAGGTGAAATCGGTGTTATTTTAGCACCAACAGGTGTAGGTAAATCTACTTTACTTACAAAAATTGCAAATCATTCATTTAATTTGGGGTATAATGTTTTACAAATATTCTTTGAGGATAATCCGAAGATTATCCAACGAAAACACATTACATTATGGACAAAAATCCATCCGGATGAATTGTCTATAAGAAAAGATGAAGTTATGGTTAAAGTTCAAGAAATTAAGGAGAAAATGCCTAATGAATTAATACTTAAAAAACTTCCATCTGATACTATAACAATGATGCAAATTAAGAATCAAATTAGAAAAATGATTTCTGAAGGTATTAAAATTGATATGGTATTATTGGACTACATTGACTGTGTGGTTCCGGATAAAAACTTAGGAGATGAATGGAAATCTGAAGGGTCTGTGATGAGAGGTTTTGAATCTATGTGTCACGAACTTGATTTAGTTGGATGGACTGCAACTCAGGGTAATAGAAGTTCAATATCCTCAGATGTTGTAACTACCGACCAAATGGGTGGTTCTATCAAAAAAGCTCAGGTTGGACACGTAATCATTTCCGTGGCTAAATCTCTACAGCAAAAAGAAATGAAACTAGCGACGATAGCAATTACTAAATCACGTATTGGTGATGATGGTGTTGTCTTTGAGAATTGTAAATTCGATAATGGTATGTTAGAGATTGATACTGAGAGTTCAGTAACATTCTTAGGGTTAGAAGAACAAACTGAAGAAAGAAATAGACAGAGAATCAAGGACTTGTTAGATAAGAGAAAAGAAAAAAACCAACAACAAATTAATTAATATGAAAGAAAAAATATTAGAACCAAATAATGAGAGATTTGTTATCTTCCCAATAGAACATAATGATATTTGGGAATTTTACAAACAACACCAAGCGGCGTTTTGGACAGCGGAAGAAGTTGATTTATCTAATGATATTAGAGATTGGGAAAACCTATCTGATAATGAGAGATATTTCCTTAAAAATATATTAGCATTCTTTGCGGCATCTGATGGTATCGTGAATGAAAATTTGGCTGAGAACTTCTTAAAAGAAGTTCAATATGCTGAAGCGAAGTTCTTCTACGGATTCCAAATTATGATGGAGAATATTCACTCCTTAATGTATTCATTATTAATAGATACTTATGTGTCTGATGAGACAGAAAAAGATGAATGTTTCCACGCAATAGATAGATTACCTGCTGTTCAGAAAAAAGCTAGTTGGGCATTGAAATGGATAGAAAGTTCGTCTTTTCAAGAAAGATTAGTAGCGTTTGCGGCGGTTGAGGGTATCTTCTTCTCAGGTTCATTCTGTTCAATCTTTTGGATGAAATCAAGAGGGATTATGCAAGGATTATGTAATGCTAATAGCCTCATCTTCAAAGATGAGAACTTACATTGTGATTTTGCGATTCATTTGATTAACAATCATATTGAAAACAAACCAACGGAGAAAAGAATTAAAGAAATTTTATTATCAGCATTAGAAATTGAAAAAGAGTTTATTACTGAGTCATTACCTGTATCTTTAATTGGTATGAATTCAAATTTAATGAAACAATATCTTGAATTTGTAACTGATGGACTATTAGTTAAGTTTGGATGTAAAAAACATTTTAATGTTGAACAACCATTTAAATTTATGGAACAAATCGCTGTTGAAACAAAGGGTAACTTTTTTGAATCAAGAACAATGGAGTATCAAAAAGCTAAGTTAGGAGAATCATTAACATTTACAGACGATTTTTAATATGATGTCACTAAAAATAAGAAAAAGAGGGGGTGATGAGGTATCCTTTAACCCCCAAAAAATTTACAATAGAGTTAAACAAGCTTCTAAAGGGTTAAAAGTTAATGCTGATGAGGTGTTCATTAAAGTGATTACTTCGGTCCCAACTGAAGGTGTTATTACAACTAAAGAGTTGGATAAATTGGTTTACGAGATTGCTGCGGCTTATACTGGTAGTCATCACGATTACTCAAGACTAGCGTCATCTGTGGCAATATCTGCGTATCACAAAGAGACTGATGAAAGTTTCTGTAATACAATGAAAAGTTTATATGACGATGATATTATTAATGATATCTTAATCAATACAATTACTCAATACGGTCCTGAAAATATTGATTCGGTAATAAATCACGAGAATGATTACAATTTTGATTATTTTGCGTGGAAATCATTACAGGAAATGTATTTGTTGAAAACACCTAAAGGTGTTGTAGTTGAAAGACCTCAACATATGTATATGAGAGTTGCTTTATGGGTGACTAAATCATTTGAAGAGGCGGTTGAATACTATAATTCGTTATCGAATCAACTTATCTCTCCGGCAACACCAATTATGATTAATGCGGGTACCAAAACACCTCAACTAGCGTCTTGTGTGTTGAAGTACAATAACGGAGATTCAAGACAAGGTTTGTTGGATACATTTAATGACATTTCAACTTATTCGTCAGATGCGGCTGGAATTGGGTTATGTATGTCTAACATTCGTAGTAAAGAAAGTCGTATTAACTCATCAGGAGGATTTGCGGGTGGTTTATTGAAATACCTAAAGATTGTTAATGAAGGGTTAAGATTCTTCAACCAACAAGGAAGAAGACCGGGTAGTGCTGCTATCTACATAGAACCTTGGCATAAGGATATTATGGACTTACTTGAAATCAAAAAGAATACGGGTGCTGAGGAGTTGAGAGCAAAAGATTTATTTACCTCAATTTGGTTACCGGACAACTTTATGAACGCAGTTAAGAACAATGATGATTGGTATTTGTTCTGTCCTAACGAAATTATCAAAGCGGGTATCAAACCATTACAAGAAGCTTACGGTGATGAGTATGAATCAAATTACAACAAAGCAGTTGAACTTGGTTTAGGTAAGAAAGTAAAAGCACAAACAATTTGGAATAAGATTATTGAATCTCAGGTTGAAACCGGAGTTCCTTACTTATGTTCTAAAGATAGTGCTAACAGAAAAACTAACCATCAAAACATCGGAGTGATTAAACAATCTAACTTATGTAATGAGATTTACCAATTCACCGATGAGAACACCACAGCAATCTGTACGTTATCATCTATGGTATTAAAGAACTTCATCATAAAAGGAGAATTTGATTTCAAATTACTTTATAGTGAAGTTAGAAAGGTTGTTAGAGCACTTAACAAAGTTGTTGATATCAATAGTTATTCAACTGAACAAGGAAGAAAAGGTGGGTTGGAACAAAGAGCGATTGCCATTGGAACACAAGGTCTTGCTGATGTATTCTTCTTAATGGATTATATCTTTACAACTGAAGAAGCAAAGAAACTTAATAAAGAGATTTTTGAAACAATCTACTTCGCAGCAATCACTGAAAGTATGAATCTATGTAAAACAGGTGAATACAAACCATACGACTTTTTTAATGGGTCACCAATGTCAAAAGGTATATTCCAATTTGATATGTGGGGGTTAGATTATGAAGGTTTAGGTGGAATGTGGGATTGGGACTCACTTAAATTAGAAGTGTCTAACCACGGTGTTTGTAATTCGTTATTCACGGCTCAGATGCCAGTTGCGTCTTCGGCTAAGATTACAGGTTCATTTGAAATGACAGAACCGGCTCACTCGGCATTATTTAATCGTCGTGTTGTCGGTGGTGAAATTTTAATTGTTAATAAATACTTAATTAACGATTTTGAAAAGTTAGGTGTTTGGTGTGAGGACTTGAAAAATGAGATTATAATGAATGAAGGGTCAGTACAAAATATTAATTTTAATCATTACTTGGACCCGGAAGATAAAAATTATAATAAGAAGGTTAAACGAATAGAACATTTAATTCCAAAATACAAAACAATTTGGGAGATATCTCAAAGAGAATTGATTGATATGGCTGCGGACAGAGCACCATTCATAGACCAATCACAGTCAATGAATATCTATATGTCTGAACCAACATTATCAAAGATTTCATCATCACACTTCCATTCTTGGGGTAAAGGGTTGAAAACTCTTTGTTATTATGTTAGAACAAAGGCGATATCAACCGGAGCTAAACACTTAGCTGTTGATATATCAAAAGTGAGTCAATCAAAACCAATTGAGAAACCAACCGTTGATTTAACACAAAAACCTTCGGATTCCGAGTTTGAGTGTTTCGGATGTGGTTCTTAAATAAAATAATCACGACATTAGTGTCGTGATTTTTTATTTTAATCTATTTATAAGAAATAATCACGACACTATATTTATAGTTATGGCAGATGGAACAACATATGGGTTAACTTTTCCTTTCAGAGATTCTTTTGATGGGAAATATTTAGATTTATCGGATTATAATGACCAAGAGATTAGGTCTAATTTAATACATCTTTTATTATCTAAAAAGGGTAGTAGATATTATTTACCTGATTTTGGTACAAGATTATATGAGTTCATATTTGAACCATTAGATGGACCTACTTTTTCAGAAATAGAAACAGAAATAAGAGAATCTGCGGGTATATATCTTCCGGGAATAAGAATAACTAAAATTAGTATTACCGCGGCATCCGATGGTGATGAAGATAAAGGAAGTTATATAAACGATAACGATGAAAGAGTATTTAGAGTACCTAACATCTCAAATAATGAACATACTGCAAAAGTTAAAATTGATTATATCATAAATAATGATGTTTTTAATAGTAGTGACTTTGTAATTATTAATATATAAAATTATGGCAAACAAGAAAATTTCCTATACTACAAGAGATTTCCAATCAATTAGAACAGAGTTAATTAACTTTACTAAAACGTATTATCCTGATACAATTCAAAACTTTAATGATGCGTCGGTTTTTTCAGTATTATTAGATTTAAATGCTGCGGTTACAGATAACTTACAATTTAATATTGATAGAAGTATTCAGGAGACAGTACTTCAATTCGCACAACAAAGGTCATCAGTTTTTAATATCGCAAAAACTTATGGATTAAAAGTTCCGGGAATGAGACCATCAGTTGCTTTAGTTGATTTCTCAATTACGGTTCCTGCTTATGGTGATAAGGAAGATTTAAGGTATTGTGGTATTTTAAGAAGGGGTTCTCAAGTTAATGGTGCGGGACAAGTATTTGAAACCGTTTATGACATTGATTTTACATCCCCAGTTAATGATGAAGGATATCCTAATAGATTAAAAATACCTAATTTTGACTCAAATAACAAGTTATTAAATTATACAATAACTAAAAGAGAAACTGTTGTTAATGGTACAACAAAAGTATTTAAAAAAGTTATAACTCCAAATGATGTTAAACCTTTTTATGAATTATTTTTACCGGACAAAAACGTGTTAGGGGTGACTAGTGTTTTATTAAAAGATAGTACTCAATATACAAATATCCCATCAGTACAAGAGTTTTTAGGGTTAAATAATAGATGGTATGAAGTAGATTCTTTGGCGGAAGATAGAGTATTTGTTGAGGACCCAACCAAAGTATCAGATGCTCCGGGGGTTAAAGTTGGAAAATATATACAAACTAGTGATAAATTTATAACAGAATTCACACCTGAAGGGTTTTTAAAAATGACTTTTGGTGGTGGTAATCAATCTGCTGATGAACAATTAAGAGAATTTGCTAAAGACGGTTATCAATTAAATTTATATAAATACTCAAATAACTTAGCGTTAGGTAGTTCTTTGAAGGCGAACACAACCTTATTTGTTCAATATAGAGTTGGTGGGGGTGTTGGTTGTAATCTTGGTGTTAATGCAATTACTCAAATAGGTACGGTATCATTCTTTGTTAATGGTCCTTCGGATAGTGTTAATACAACTGTGGTTAATTCGTTACGATGTAATAATGTAACAGCAGCAATCGGTGGGGCAAGTTTTCCAACTACGGAAGAAGTTAGAAATTTGGTATCGTATAACTTTTCATCACAAAAAAGAGCTGTAACGGTTAATGATTATGAGTCGATAATTAGAACAATGCCATCACAATTTGGTGCTCCGGCAAAAGTTTCAATTACAGAAAACAATAATAAAATTATTGTACAAATGTTATCTTATGATGAAACAGGTAGGTTAACGGAAGTAATATCAAATACTTTAAAAAATAATGTTGCAAATTATTTATCAAACTATCGTATGATAAATGATTATGTATCAATACAAAGTGCTAATGTTATTGATTTAGGGTTTAACATTGATGTTGTTTTAGATAACACACAAAATCAAGGGACGGTTATTTCTCAAATTATTACAATTGTTTCTGATTATTTTGACCCAGCAAATAGACATATGGGAGAAAATGTCAATATTTCAGAATTAAGAAGATTAATACAGAGTGAAAACGGTGTTGTTTCATTATCTGATATACAAGTATTCAATAAAGTTGGGGGTCAATACTCCTCATCTCAAACATCTCAAAAATATTCGGATAGTTCAACTTATCAAATAGGTTTAATTGATGATACCATTTTTGCGGAACCAAATCAAACCTATCAAATAAAATATCCTAACAAAGATATCAATATTAGAGTTAAAAACTTAAAAACTGTTAACTTCTCATAATAATTTATTTTTAATAATAATGAATTATCTTTTAAAAATAGTGTATAAACTATTTATTAAAAAAGATAAAAAATGTCAAAATCATATAGAATAAGAACGAAGGTCGGTGTAGATACTTCTTTAAAAGTGTTAATTGAACAAGAGTTTGAGCACTTGGAGATTTTATCGTTAAAAATATTACAAAGTGATATCTACACAAGACAATGCTCGGATTATGGTGTTATTATTGGCCGAGTTAGCGTTAATAACGGATTTGGTGTTCCAAACGCTAAAATATCTATTTTTATTCCTATAGATAGTGAAGACCAAAAAAACCCTATTATATCTGAATTATATCCCTACAAATCATTATTAGATAATAATTCTGATGGTTATAGATATAATCTACTTCCATATGTTAAATCATATAGTGAGCACATACCTACAGGAACTTTTTTCACTAGAAATGATGTACTTAAAGACCCCACTTTAATTGAGGTTTATGATAAATATTACAAATATAATGCCGTAACAAATCAAAGTGGTGATTATATGATATTTGGGGTTCCAGTTGGTTCTCATACAATTGTAATGGATGTTGATTTATCCGATATTGGTGAATTTTCATTATCACCCCAAGATTTAATTCGAATGGGGTTGGCAACAGAATCTCAGGTTTCGGGAACTAATTTTAAATCGTCACATAATTTACGAGAATTACCTCAAATTATTAATCTTAGTAAATCTATTGAGGTTGAACCATTATGGGGTCAGCCTGAAATCTGTAATTTAGGAATTACAAGAACTGATTTTGACTTGAGTAGTGAGTCGAAAATTGATATTAGACCAACAGCGGTTTTTATGGGGTCAATAATTTCTGATTCTAATACTAACGCTTTAAAATCTAATTGTAAGCCAACAAATAAATCTGGTTATTTATGTAGTTTAATTGCGGGTCCGGGTGAAATATTATCTATTAGACAAACAATAAATCAAGATTCTAATGGGTTACCAATTCTTGAAAACTTTAGTTTAGAAAGTGGGGGTAAAGTAATTGATGAAAACGGGGCTTGGTTAATAGATGTTCCGATGAATTTAGATTATTATATAACTAATGAGTTTGGAGAACAGGTATTATCGAATGACCCTGAAGTGGGTATTCCAACAAAATCTAAATATAGGTTTAAAGTAAAATGGTCTCAATCACCATCATTGTCTGATGTTACTAAACGAGCGTATTATTTAGTTCCAAATATTAGAGAATACCCTGAACCTTTTAATTTAAATTCATACTCGTTTAGTGTTGATTGGAATGATTATGGAAATTCTCAAATGATTCAAGACGCAATAAACTGTGATGATAAATTTTATTTAATGCAATATAATAAAGTTTATACGATTTCTGAGTTTATTGATAATCATAAGTATGGTAGTGGAACAGAAAGATATATTGGGATTAAAAATATATTAGAAGATACCTGTGAAAGTGATAACAATAAATTCCCGACTAATGATGGGACATTTAGATTTGATATAATATACATAATATTTATGTTTTTCAGTGTTATGTTAACACCGATTTTTTTCTCTTTAATACTTTTATTACATATTTTATATTTTGTTGCGTGGTTGACAGGTATTATACTTTCCTTAGTTATTGTTGTTGTAGGTAGTATTGTTGTTTTATTATGTAATTTTGTAAAATTGATTGTTAATGTTATTAATTCAATACCTTATGTTAGTATTGGGGATTCTCCTGATTGTCCGGATTTTGAAGATATAAAAAATTTAATAAAACAAGTTATGGGGTTAAAGGATTATTTTAAGAATGTAAAAGTTCCTATTTTAACCTATCCGGATTGTAATCTTTGTTCTTGTGAGCAAGGTGAGGGTATTAATGAACCGTCTGACCCTGATGGGTGGCCAAATACTGAAGTTGGTAAATTAACTCCTTGTGATACAATATCTTCAGACCCTAAACCAATGTCTACATTAAATAATGGTATGACTATTGCTCCCTTATCTACTTTTTCAGGGTTTAAATTACCTACATACAATATACAGGAAAACCCAACAGGGTTTAATGGTCAAAGAAAAACCATCTTTGCTAATGATTTTGCTGGTTATACTTATGATGGTCAGTATGGGTCATCAACTATTGGGGCACCTTTTTTACAGTTAGAAACTATAACAACAGGGTCGGGAGGTAACTCTTCGACGGAAGTTTGGAATTGGTTTACAAACGGGTTACCTCTTGCTGATAGAATTAATTTATTTAATGTTAAGGCCAAATATTTTGATGAAAATGCTAATAACCCTGGTGGTGGTGTTAATAGAATATCTGTTAATTTCCAACCAACTCAACCTCAAGTTCATTATGACAATACTATTGTAATTTTATGTGATAAAACCACGGCTAAGAAATTTGCTGCGGGGCAAATGATATCATTTCAAAATCCTTCTTTTACTAAAGACCCAAATTTAACGGGGGGTATTAAGAATAAGTATAATAATTACGCAATTACAGGGACAACATTTACTGGTAATAATACTACAGTTCAAGTTAATTATTCGAGGTTTGATGGTAATGGTTATACACAATCTCCGGTATATGTTGTTAATATTACTGCGGACACAACAAACAATTATCATAAGTTTCCTATTGATATAGAATATTTCCAAGTTATAACGGGAATGACATATAATCAATTTAACGGTCAATGTTCGACTCAATTACCAAATTCGTTAAATGAAAAATATTTTAATAATGATACAACTTTTTTCCAACTTTATAATAATACTAATGGTTATGTTGCGGGGTATAGAGGATTCATTAATATAGAGACCTTTGGACAAACACCATTAACGCCCTCAGGTATTAATGTGTTAAATTCTATGACTTATGTTAAAAATGTTAATGATAACTATGTTGTAATATTAAATAGAGGTGTTGACCCATATACTAATAAGATTGATATTGAATATGGTATTGGTAAACTTCTTGGTTATAGTTCTGAAAGTGAGGTAAAAGTTAGAGGGTTATACCGTATGAATATACCTATTCAAGGGAGTTATAAAAATATTAGTCATAACAGTAGTGATAGAGCTATTACAACACCAACATCTCCTTGGACGCCATTATCAAGTACAAGTACTCAAAATTATGTTGATGGGTTAACTTGGGTTGGTGGTAATTCAGTGCCTGTAGGTGGAAATGTTAATAATGAAACAGGATATGCCGGACAACAATTGTATTTTAATTCGTTTTCTTATTGTGATAATCAAAAAGAAACTTGGGGATGGGTAACAGGGTATACTCAAGGTTTAACAGCAACAACTTGGACGCAAAAAACCTCAAGATTTTCAGGGTTTAATTCAAATTTAATTAGTTATTATTCTAGTTTAGATAATCGTTCTTTAAATTACAAACCAACTTGTAATAATATACAACCTGGTAATGGAACAACCAATACTGGTGATGATGTACCTTTATTCTCTCAGACACCACCTTTAAGTGATGGTGCTATTGCAGACACATTCCACGGGTTATGTATTAGTTTGGCAAATGGATTTACATATTCTTGGAGTAGAACACCAACTTATCATTATCAATTACAAACTTGTGTTTATGATGATATTACAGGGAATAATTGTGATGCGTGTGGTTGTTGGACTGATTCAAATGGTGATTGTGTTAATTGGTCTCTACCATGGATGACTCGAGATATTTCACAATATTACACAACAACAGGTAAGAATGAAGGTTATATTCCTAATGAAATTGTTGAGGGAGGTTCGATGTTACATATGATGTCAATAATTCCGACAAGTCCTCTTGTTGTAGATTGTTGTAGTGATATTTGTTCTTATCCCCCACCGGAAGTAAATGTTAAGACATTTTATTATTCACCAATTTATGATACAACGGGAAATACTATGAATTTCACTTTAGGTAGTATTCCGTCACCTACATTTATTTCTTTTCCTAATATGACTGAGAACCAAATTGTGATGAGAGGGGATAGGTTACCTACAAGTACTAATGTTGAAGAATATTGTTGTAATGGGCGGGTTTTACAAAAAAATAGTAAATTATCAATATATCAAATACCAGATAAAGGTGTTGTAGGAATAAATTCAGTTGCGGGACCAACAGATTCGATAGGTAATGGTTCATTAAATGATGTTAGAGAAGATTTAGGTGGTTCTCCAAAAATAAATCAAGTTATTAATACATTTACTTGTGAAGGTTCGGTTAATTTGGGATGTTATGGTTGTAATCAATCACCGGTTAATAGTTCCATTTTAATAAAACCAAGAGGAAACCCTTGTTTAGAATTTAATGGAGAGACAATCTTTGAGGGTGGGTGTTATATTTTTGTTACATCAATTTTCATTTCAATATTTAGAGATTGGGAATTAATGTTTGAGTGGATAGCTCGAAATATGGTAATGCTTGGTGCTTGTCGAAATGTGTTTTCTCATCGATTTAATAATAATTGGGTGAATGGTGTATTATATGCGTTCCCATTTAAAAATGAGGTAAAATATTTTACAGCACCTACAGATAGCCCACCAAATTATCCGGTGGCAAAATATTGTACGGATGTTATAATGTATCATAATACATCAAGAAGTTTTTATTATCGATGTTCACCTTATAATCCTATTACGGGAACTTTTAGTGGTAAATTAAATTATCCAACAACTATTATGGATTTAGGGCCTAGGTCGGCTTTTTTACAAGAGTTAATAATGTCGGATGTTTATGATGGTTATTTAGTTAATAAGTTAGATACTACAACATATTCTCACGTTGATGAGATTCTTAATTTATTTATTGTTAGTAGATTTATGAATAACAATTTTTTAAATAATGCGTTAGGAGCTCTTAATATTTTTGCCTATTTTCAAAATAGTAGAAATGGTAAATTTTTAATTGATGCTGATTATGCTCAATTAATATCGATTAATTCCGAATTAGGGGTTAATCCATTTCAATCATCAAATTATCCTGACGCACCTACTTTAGTAACGGCAGGACGTTTTGTTACGGGAATTCAATATAAAATAACAACACCAGGAACGACATTATTTACGTCAATTGGTTCTCCAAATAATACTGCGGGGACTACGTTTATTGCTACGGGTGTTGGTTCAGGTACCGGAACGGCTAATGTGTTTCCTGAAATTCAAAATCCGATATTTTTTGATTGTGATAATTCTTTGGGTATATTCTTTTCGTCAGATACTCAACTTAGAGATTATATTACACCAAAAAGAACAATTATTAATTCATCGGGTAATAATTCAAATCCTGATTGTGTTTTTAATAATTTCCCTGTTTATTCTCAACAAGTTCCATTATCTCAATGGAGTATTTTAACAGATACTAAAGGTAGTATTTTTGGTGGAGAGTCTAATGATTGGAATTACGATACTATTTATTCATCGAAATATCAATCTTTAGATAGATTATCACCACCGTCAAGATATTTTAGAACAACAAATCAATCTCAAGTTGATTTTTTTAAAGGGTATATATATGCGGTTACTGAGGGTAATAGTTTAACACCTTCAACACCAGGTGGTTCTCCGATGCAAAATAACTCAATTACAGCTCTTGTTAATTATTGGGATAGAAATCAATCTGATGAACAGAATGTAACTGTTGGAGCTCCGTTTCATTTTTATTTTGGTCTTAAAAGAGGTTCTTCATCATTTGATAGATTTAGAACAAAATGGATAAACAATAGTAATATTATAAATTAAGATGGATGATATAAGAATAGTGTTAGGGTCTTTAAGGTATAAGACATCAACAAATACTAATTTATCGATACCTACACCGTTAGTTCAGAACACGAAAAATCTACAAGAATTTGATAGGAGTGTTGATGTTAATTTGGCTCAGGTTTTTGATGATGAAAGACAAAAATCAACAACTTTTAGACCTGTCTGTAAGTTTCAAATATTATTTAATAACTCGTATAGTGGTTTAACAAATTATGAGCCATTAGAGAATAATTTATATTATGTTAATGAGAATGCTTTAACTCTATTGCAATGTCAGCTTAATCCTCAATCGGTTTATTGGGAAGGGTTCCCACAGTATGATGAGTTTGATTTTGTTAGGAGTGATTATAATGTTTCGGGATATACAATACCAATCCCATCTACAGTGCCCGGACAGCCTCCCTTAGTTCATATTGATTTTATTTCAAGAAGTGCTTCAACATATAATTGGAACCATTTTGTTAGTTATCCGTATAAAAATATTGATAAAGTTATGTCTTTTAATAATGAAAATTTAGTTAATCCTTTGACTTGGAATGCTGTTGATGGAATTCCTTTTGTTGTTGTTATTTTAGATAGTGCAGGTAATCCTTTATTAGAGGGTGGAAATTCAATAATTCGATTTAAGTGTCCGGTTAAACACGGGTTATCGGAATCTGAGTTTATTAAGATTAAATTAAATGGATATGTTAATACCTACCAAATATTTTCTTTTGGTGATGGTTTGCCAGGAACGGAAGAATATATTGTTAATATATTTAATATTGGTTATATATCTATTTTTAGTGACGGTGATGACGGTACATTTAAGAGAGTAATAAATAATGAAAACCCCAACGATACAACATCCAAATATTATGTGATTCAACATAAGATAATTACGGATGTGAATGATGCTGTTTTAGTTAATTCAGGATTCGAAAAAAATATATTTGGTACTAATAAAAAATTTGAAAGTCGTGTTTATACACCAAATAAGGTAAGTAGAGTTTCGATTAAAGAAAATTCACAATCATATACATTATCGTTTAATAAAGATATTGATGTAAATGAATTGAGGGATAATCAAAAACGACCAATAAGTGAGTTATACATTAGTACGATATGGAAAGGATATTTTGGATTAACTTTTGGTGGTGTTGATAATGTTGGAAATCCTGTGGGATTAAAACAAGGGTTTGATTTTAATTTATCACCATTAACGTCATTTAACATACCACAATCTTGGTGGGGGTCGGATAATTCCAATTCAAATTTTGTTAATTCAAATGGATTACCATATCCTATTGATACTTACTCAACATATGTGGGTTCAAACATTAAGTTTACATATCTTAAATCACTTAAGATGGGGGATACTATTGATGGTAACTATTGTGAATGGAATGATTACGAACAAAAAGAGAGAGTTATTTCGGAAATGTATCATAAATTTACATTTAATTCGAATGTGTTTAATATAGGTTCGACAGATGATAATAATCAATTTGGGTATTATTACAAACCAAATAGGTTGATGAGAATTAGGGGGTTCTCTGATTATATTGAGACGGGTAGTATTAAGAATATGGCGGATGTTCCGGATTATTCATATTTCTCAACAACATATAATTCTTTTATTTGGAGAGATTTATATACCTATGGTTTTAAGGATAATTCAGGTAATGGTGTTGATTATCCGTTTTTAAATGGAAAACATTATCCATATGAGAATTTTATTTTTAGAATAATACCGGAAGGCACTAATTATATAGAAAGTAGTTTACATAATTATGCAACTCTTTACGGGGCGGCTCAACCAATAACAGACAATTGTGAATAATAATAGTTATAAATTTACATTACCAAAAGGTAACGACAAATATATCAATATACCAATTGAGATTAAATGGGATATTCTTGGACAGGATAATGCTGTAGATGAATATCAGCAAAATGTTGTGGAAGATATAATTGGGTTTCCTGGTGATTTTGAGGTATTAAGATTTGCTCACGCACCTTATAATAATAGTACAAAAACTGATATCAAATATGATTTTCATTTTTTTAGTGTTGATGGAGGTGTTCCTCCTAATCCGTCAAGTGATGTGACTACTGCGGTCTCAACAGATTGGGAGGTTAGTTATATTCCTGAAGGTTTTTTAACTACTGAAATATACTATTATGTAAAACCATTTACTAAGTCATTTTTTAAATTGGATTTTTATGATAGTAAAGATGCGATTACCCAAACTAATTATTTTACGGTAATATTACCAGTTCAACAGGGATTCACGGTAAGTTCTATGATTAGTTCCTATCAACCATCGGTTGAGATTAAAATACCGTCATTTAAGTTAGATTATGTTGGGGATAAAGAAGGGTTCTTTTTGTATTGGTTAAGAAACACAAAATTTTTAAATATTAGTAAATTTTATATGACAGCAAAGTTTTTTGATGCTAGATTGGGTGTTTTTGTTAAAATGATGAATGTTCCCCAAGCATCAACACTGGTTCCATCATTATTTAGATTTAATCCTGAGGATTTTTTTTATTATGAGGTTAGATTGGATTATAATGAGAAAACATATGAAGTATGGGATGTTAATGGTAGAGTTGGGACGACAAGTTCAATAAAATGGTATGAATATATAAACCCATAATATGACTGAAAGAGATTATCGTATTAAAATATCCCCTGAATTTATTAGTGGTGACATTTTTAAGGTCACTTATAACGCAGGAACTATAACGGGTACCGGAATAGTTAATGAGTGTTGTATTATTCCATCAGAAACTTTTAAAATTAATTTAACAGGTGCGTCTTATGTTTATTCATCAATGACCGAAGTGTTATCTGGTGGGACTAATGGTTCATCTCTATTAACAGGGTTAACCATTCCAATATTATTGACTGAAAACACAATTGATATTGGGTATTATTCAGTATTTGATGGTATGGTTTTGCAACAAGATACCATGTTAAATTTTGTTTTTTCGGGTGATGGTGTGCAACCACATAATTGTTATTTTTATAATACTTCGGATACTGAATTTAAAAAATATTTAGAATTTTCGACATATACTATTGATTGGGGGGATGGATATGTTGAACCTGTAACATCGACATTACCTTTATCACATTTTTACCCACAAACAACTGATGTGAATTATACAATTACTATGTCAGGTATGAGTCCTTGGGGGGTAAATATTATTAAAAAAACAGTTCGACCACCATTTACAGGTACAACAACATTAAATAAACAAGGTACAGCTCATTTCAAACCAGCTGGTGGTAATTGGTCGAATACTCTACTTTCTTACGATTATATATTCAGTGGGGATTCAAGTTGTGATGCGACAACTGATGATATATGGTTATTTAATACAGGTAATGTTCCACCATTTACTGGACAATCAATACCTTTTCTAATAACAGGTTATACAATATCGTCATTAAATGATTTAAAACAATATGGTTCTGTTAAATTTAAACCGGGGATTCAAGTAACGGGTAACACAGGAATGATTGGTACTTATTCGGGTACAAGTTTGGATGGATTATATACTGCTTATACAATTAATGATGTTGATTATTATGATTGGTCGGATGGAACAACAATTTTTGCGGTAAAATCTTCAGGTTTAACCTCTAATATGGTGGTTTGTGAGCCAATTGTGAAAAATGAGTTATTATTAGGAATAATTGATGAGGCAGAAGTACAATCTAATATATTTATAGAAAGGGGTAAGAACTCGGCCCTTGAAAGAGTGGAAAGATTGGGTGAGGTTGATAACGTAGGAGATTTAGTCAAATACGGGTATAAATTTTTTAATGTAAATACTAAAATATAGAATGGCTACAGGAACATATGGAACAATAAGACCGGCTGACGTAAGTCCGGAGGATGTTGAGATAATTTTAAATTATACACCATCAAGAGATGAAACGGATAATTTTGTATTAACAAAGTTGGACGCATTATCTATTTTAAAACCTTACTATAACAATAGTGATACGGGGGTTAGTAATGGTATTGAAATATTGGGTGGTTTATATAATTTAAAACTGCCTGCGGAACAATTTAATAAAATTGGTGTCTATACTTTATTTATTAGACCAGCTCAAATAAGAACAACAATATTAGATTGTGGTGTGTTATCGGCACTTCCAAACGTTAAAGGTTTGATATTTGATTTAAGTCAAGTTCCTTCGAATTATAGAAACAAATTTGTTAGTCAAGGATTAGTTGGTTTTAGAATTGAATATTTAAACTCAGATGGTACAAAAATACCTAATTTTTTTAGAATTATTACCTCATCATTTTTTTGTGAGCCAGTAGTTCAAAACTTAACAAATTCATCACAAAAATCAATAAGATATAAATATACGGATAACAATACTAATTTGTTATTCTGTACTTTAACACCATCTTCGGCACCAACAAATAAGCCAAATGCGACACCATATATAGGCCAACCAAATCAGAATGTAATTATTACAAATACATTCTTTAATCCAATAACTTTGGATATTGAAATTGGTGAGCATGATTTCTCAACATTGGCTATTGGTATTTATGGTAATCAAACTAAATCTATGGATGATGGTATCTACACATATTACGATAATAGTTATAACATTTACAAACAATACAATTTATACGAAATTAGAGACCAATTTAACGCATTATTATATGAAGTTAGACAAGATAGAGGTAATAATATAGATTTTAGTAAAAACTTTACAAACATAACTCAATAATGGCTACAGAAAAATTTACTTGTCCTCCACAAACGGCATCAGGTGCTGGTACATT